GCTGGCTGGTACACCGCGACCATCACACAGGCAGAGCTGAAGACCACGGGCGCAGGCAATGGCCAGTTCATCAAGTGCCGCTACGACATTACCGGCCCAAGCCACCAAGGTCGTGTCGTCTTTGGAAACTTGAACATCAAAAACCCGAATGTCAAAGCCGAGGAGATCGGTCGCCAGCAACTGGGGGACATCATGCGAGCCATTGGCCTGGCCAAGGTGGTTGACACTGACAACCTGATCGGCGGTCAGATCAGCATCAAGTTGTCAATCAAGCAGGACCCAAAGTACGGTGCCAGCAATGAGGTCAAGGGCTTTAGATCAGTCTCTGGCAGCGCAGCGCCTGCTGCCTCAGCCATTCCTTCCACCCCAGCCCCAGCCAAGACACCCTTTGGTGCGCCCTGGAAAAAGAAGTAGTCAAGAAAGAAAGCCCCAACCCGTTGAAAGGTTGGGGCATAAAAATGGCACTGCAAAAAGGAGAACCCATGAAGATTCCCGAACCAGATATTACCATCCAGTCCTTAATTGACAAGCACCACGAAGAGAAGTCCGAGGTGCCACGCCCACACCTGGGGGCCAGCACGCTGGGCCATGTGTGCGACCGCTGGCTGTGGCTGAACTTCCGATGGGCTGTGCAGCAGACCTTCCCAGGGCGCATCCTGCGGCTGTTTCGCCGTGGCCATGAGGAGGAGGCCAACATCATCAGCGACCTGCGAGCCATCGGCCTCGATGTCCGCAAAGTGTCTGCTCAGTTTAAAGTGGACTTTGGCAGCCATGTGTCGGGCAGCCTAGACGCCATCATTGATTCTGGCGTGCCGGGGGCGCCCAAGGCCAAGCACATTGCTGAGTTTAAGACGGCATCCAAAAAGGCATTTGACGACTTGGAAAAGAATGGCGTCGAGAAGTCCAAGCCCGAGCATTTTGTTCAGATGCAGGTCTACATGGCAGGCACCCAGATCGACCGCGCCTTGTACTTGACCGTTTGCAAAGATGATGACCGCATCTACACCGAGCGCATCAAGTACGACAAGGAAGTGGCAACCAAGGCCATCGAGCGTGGGCAGCGCATTGCCCTGACCGACAGGATGCCAGAGCCGATCAGCGCTGACCCGAGCTGGTATCAATGCAAGTTCTGCCCAGCCCATGACTTTTGCCACCAGTCCAAGACCACAAAGCATGTCAACTGCCGCACCTGCGCCCATGTGACGCCGCTGTCGGACAGCACCTGGCACTGCGCCAAGTGGGATGACATTGTGCCGCTTGAGTCTCAACGTACCGGCTGCGAGAGCCATGTCCTGCACCCTGACTTGGTTCCGTGGAAGCGGCTTGAGGGGCCATCCGACTGGGTGGCAGTCTATGAGATAGACGGGCTTGGCATTGCTAATGGTGAGCCGGGCGAGGGGGTCTATGGGTCAAAGGAACTGCTGGCCAACGCTGCAGCCTGTGCCAGTGGCGATCCGTTGATTGCCGAGGTAAGGGCTAAGTGGGATGGTCGCATATGTTGAGAGACTACCAACAACGCACCATCGACCAGCTCTACGCCTGGTTTGAAGCAGGCAACCAGGGCAACCCCTGCCTAGTCCTGCCCACGGGGTCCGGCAAGAGCCACATTGTTGCCGCATTGTGCAAGGATGCTATCCAGAACTGGCCAGAGACACGGGTGCTCATGCTGACCCATGTTAAGGAGCTGATCGAGCAGAATGCCGAGAAGATGCGCCAGCACTGGCCAGGGGCACCGATGGGCATCTACAGTGCTGGCATTGGCAGGCGTGATCTCGGTGAGCCGATTACGTTTGCTGGCATCCAGTCGGTGCGGGACAAGGCCCAAGCAATAGGCTACGTTGATCTGGTCATCATTGACGAATGCCACTTGGTCAACCACAAGGACGAAGGTGGCTATCGGACACTGCTATCAAACATCTATCGTACAAATCCAAGTGTCCGAGTGATAGGGTTGACTGCCACGCCTTACCGCCTGGGCCACGGGCTTATCACCGACAAGCCTGCGCTATTTGATGCCTTGATCGAGCCGGTCAGCATCGAGGAGCTGATCTTCAAGGGCTACCTGGCTACGCTGAAATCAAAAGTGACCAAAGCCAAGCTGGATGTAACTGGCGTCCACAAGCGTGGCGGAGAGTTTATCGAATCCGAGCTGCAGGCCGCTGTGGACACCGACGATCAGAATCAGAAAGTGGTTCAAGAGATTATTGGCTTGGCCAGTTTTCGCAAAGCCTGGCTGTTGTTTTGTACGGGCGTCAAGCACGCCCAGCACATTGCCGAAGTCCTGCGCCAGCACGGGGTGACTGCTGAGTGCGTGACAGGCGAGACGCCAAAGAAGGAGCGCGAGCAAATGCTGGCCGACTTCAAGGCTGGCCGCCTGCGTGCGCTGACCAATGCCAATGTGCTGACCACTGGCTTTGATTACCCCGACATCGACCTGATTGCCATGCTGCGCCCGACCATGAGCGCGAGCCTGTACGTGCAAATGGCAGGCCGCGGGATGCGGGTCAAAAGCCATGCCGACCACTGCCTGGTCCTGGACTTTGCAGGCGTAGTGGCAAGTCATGGGCCGATCACCAACGTGCAGCCGCCAAAGAAGGGTGGAGACGGCAATGGCGAGGCACCCGTAAAGGTTTGCGACAACTGTGGCGAGCTGGTCCATATCTCTGCAGACATTTGTTCTGCCTGTGGCCATCCGTTCCCAGAGGCAGAGCGCAAGAAGCTGGAGCTGCGCGACGACGACATCATGGGGCTTGAGGGCAAAGACCTTGAGATCACAAGTTGGAACTGGCGCATCCACACCAGCAAAATTAGTGGCAAACTGATGCTGTCCTGCACCTACTACGGCAGCCTGTCAGACAAGCCCATCACCGAGTATTTTCCTGTCCTGCACGAAGGGTATGCGGGTCAACAAGCAATGCAGGCGCTTGCTCGCTTGGCCAATTGCTCAAATGCTGATTTGTCCCAGGTCTCGCATCTGCAGGGTGAGCCTGGCCTGGACTACATCAGCGTGCAGATGAGCAACAGCCATCCACCAAACACCATCTATTACAAAATGGACGGCAAGTTTTTCCGAATCCTTAAACAAACTTGGAAGTAAAGAAATAAAAATGAAAACTAGACCACCAGAACCAGAGTTTTTAATCCAATGGCGCGAGTGGGACAAGGCTGGACCACCTAAGTGCTGCCACACTTGCGAGCATTACGGCACCGATGGCCTGTGCGTTGAGTTCTTCCAGGAGCCGCCAGCAGAGTTTGCGGCTGAGGTGGATGTCTGCGACAAGTGGGAATTGGAGCTGCCATTTTGACCACCGACCGCATACCGACCGAACACGAAGAGCAGCGCGAGCTGGTCCGCTGGTTCCGACAGTTCCACCCAGATGTGCTCATCTTCGCTATCCCAAATGGCGGCAGCAGGTCAAAAGCCTCTGCAGGCCGTTTGAAGGCCGAGGGTGTAGTACCAGGCATCCCTGATCTTTTCGTGCCAGCCAAGGGGCTGTGGATCGAGATGAAGAGGGTTAAGGGAGGTGCCCTCAGTCCTGAACAGAAGGCCATGATGCAATACCTTGAGAGTGTGGGATATCGTGCTATAGTGTGCAAGGGTGCTGAGGATGCCAAGGCAAAGATCAGCGCCTTTTTTGAAACAAGGAACACACCATGACTGAGAAAATCAAAGACCGCTACATGACCGTCCGACTGCCTGCCGACATTGAGCGTGAGCTGCGCAAGATGGCCGAGCGCAACACCAGGACGCTGGCCGCGCAAATCCTGCACTACCTCAAGCAGAGCCTGGCTAGAGAAAGCACTTAGGGTTTGTCCCTATACAAATAGTTTCTTGATTGTGTGAAATTGTGGGAAAGAGTGTTTAGAATCCTGCCTAAGCCCTCGCAATTTCGCAAGGTCTCACCAAGGAAAACATCATGAACACACAGCAAATTGAAGCAGCAGAGTACGAAGCAGCATACAACCCAGCAGATCGATTTGCAGGTTTTGATTGTGGCGACAGAGACTATGACTACGAAGCAGCGCAACAGGCTTGGAACGAAGATTTTGCACGGGAAAACGGCTTGTAAATCAACCCAGGGGCTTCGGCCCCAGAAAGGACACCATGAAAACCACAATCTGGTCATCTGGCGACAAGCCCACAAGAGAAGACCTCAAAGGTCTGTTTGAGTCCGAGTTTGAGACATCGCGTGGGCTGGTAATGACCTGCTACACACTCATTGAAAAAGAGGAGCGCGAGACCGAAGACTGCCAGGGTGACCCTGCCACCTGTGAGCTGCAGTTTGCTTTGGTTGGCGGCATCGACATCAGCGAGGTGCTGGATGCTGGCCTGGTTGAGGACATTGAGATCGAGGCCATGAAAGCCTTTGAAGACTTCGAGGTGGAAGCATGAACTGGCTGGCAGCAGCGCTGATCGCCCTGGTCATGTCGGCAGCCTACCTGCTCGACGGTCCCAGCGACCACGAAGCAAGAGTGGACACGGCAGAGGAGAAAATCCAGCGGATTTGCGGAGAGAACGCTGGCTGGAAGTTGCTGGAGGATGGGTCAATCCAGTGCTACACGCACAGGGGATTCAAGACTCGGAAGGTGGCGCTATGAACGACGATGACGATTACGAACTTGCCAACTTGATGTTCTTGATAGCCAAGTGCATCTTGGCGTTGTTTGCCTTGGTTGGTGTTGCAGGGCTGGCAGGGTTTCTGTGGGGGATGCTATGACTGACTTAAGACAAGCCGCGCAGCAGGCGCTGGAGTGCATTGAGCGCTGCAACAAACACGGATGGATTCTTGCCGACTTTGAAGATGAGGTTTATGCAGCCATTGCCGCCCTGCGCGAAGCACTGGCGCAGGACAAGCTGCGAGGCTTAGAAAATTTAATGGAGGAATCCATCACCGCCCTGAAAGCCGCGCTGGAGCAGCCAGAGCAGGAGCCTGTGGCGTATTACCATCCGCGAAATGGTTTTTATTGGGCAAAACCCACCAGCATTTTTGCGCCGACTGTTGTGGATGTTGAGCCACTGCCTCTTTACGCCGCTGCGGAGCGCAACAAATGACCAGGGCAGTCAGGGGCCGCACTATTCCCTATGGCACCCTGGTGGGTGCAAGCGCAGAACTCAAGCAAGCGTACTACTCCCACGGCTACCTACATGACGAAGATATGCCAGAGCTGCCCTGCGTACTGCAAGAGGATGAGGAGTGCGTTGACCCCCAAGAAGAGCTGTCTAAGAAAGACGTTGTTCGATTGATTGAAGCAGTCTTGGAGGACGTTACCCCGAGGCAGAAGGCGGTGTTGTGTTTGCGGTTTGGTATTGGCCTGACGCAAGAATACACACTAGATGAAATTGGTGCAATGTTTGATTTATCAGGGAATCGCATCAGGCAGATTGAAGGCACAGCGCTGCGCTACATGAAACACCCGCTGCGCTCAGACAAACTTAGAGAGTTGGAGAAGAATAAATGACGATCACCGTACTGTCCAAACGCATCCGTGACGCCTTGGCCCAGGCACCCGATGGCATGACTGCCAGTGAGTTGTCCTTTGCGCTCGACATTGGCGCATCACAAATCAGCAGGTCACTGGCGCTCATGCCTGACACCTACATCGACAGGTGGACCCGTACCGCAACCAAGTTTGCTGGCGTCCACTGCCTGGCCTTTGTG